AAACGGTTTTGTGATCTTGGCTTTCATTGCTGCCCCCTATCTCTTAGGTCGCCGCGACCGAGGTACCGACGAAGGTCGGCGGCTCGATAGTCGCATCACCATTTACTGCAAGAACGGAAACATCGGCGTTGGTGCCGGTGGTTCCAGTAGCAACCAGACGCACGTAGCGCTTGCTGCCTACGTAGCCGATGCCACCGATGACTGTGTTATCTGCGTCATCGCTGGTAACGGTCAGGTCGCTTTCGGCTCCATTCAGCTCAGCATCAGCAACTGCCGTGGCATCTGCCGCTGCGGTCGTGTTGCTTTCTTGAACCTCGAAGCTGAAACCTTCGGCGGTCCCCGCATCTGCGATCGTATTCGCCACAGGCACCAGGGTTACTTTATCGAAGCCCCGCGTATCCACCCAGGCAGACGCTGCCGGGGTTGTCCCCGACAGAGTAAGATTGCCCAGATGCACAAGCTGGAGTTCGCTCTTTCCGTCACGTTGAGCCATTTTGCTCTCCTTGTGCTTATCGGCCTTACGAGCCGAACTTGAGTGTTACCGCGGCCTCGAAGTTGGCCACATCGCCACCGACCCGCTTGGTCGAGTAGTATTTGATGTAGGGCTTCGCCGTGTACGGGTCACGCAGGGTGCGGATGCCGAGGCGATCCACAACCTGATAGAACTCGCTGAAGTCCGCGAAGATGATCGCCTGAGCGTCAGTCGTCGTGTAATCCGGCATATCCTCGAAGCTGGCGAGCGGATAACCCAACAGAGTCGAAGGCATACCCGCGGCAAGAGACGGCTGCCACAGCATCCGGCCCTGCGAGTCCTTCAGGAGACGAACCGCGCCAAGCGTAGTCCGGTTCATCGCAAAGACGCCATTGGCGCGGTACTGCGACTTGAGCGAGTGGATCATAGTGATCAGGGCATCGGCTCCGTCAGGGTCCGCCGCGAACGCGCCATTAGCGCCCGTGGTTTTCTGCAGAACCTGGCCGGGGTTCGTCGAGCCCGCCGGATACGTCAGGAAGCCGCGGGGCTGATCGACACCAGTACCGTTCACGAAGGCTGTGTTCTCCGCGCGGGCGAACTTGTCCGCAACCTTATCAGCCAACCAACCCTCGAGGTCGATCGCCATGTCATCCACGAGCTTCTGCGTTGCCCGCGGCTCGGCATACATCTCGTGGACCGGGATGCGCCACTTTTCGAGCTGCGGCGTCGAGGTCTCGACACGCGAGGAAGTCTCACCGACCCAGCCGAATGTGGTCTCGTCGAGATCGCGCAGGCCCTCAAGAGCGTCTGTCGAGATAACCTGCACTGAGGCGTACTGGCGCACCGGCGAGGTCTCGAAGATTTTCTTGATGATCCGCCCGCTGGTGTCGGGATCGACGACATAGCCGCCATCGGGGTCGGAGCCAACCGAGAGGGCTTTGGCCTCGTCCGGCGTCAGGAGCTGATCGCCCTTGCGCAGGTACGCATTTTGCGCGGCCTTGTACGCGAGCTGATCATCGTGCGTGAACGACTCAACACGCTGATCGCGGCGCTTTGCTGCCAGGGTCGCCCACTGGTACGCTTTGGCGTCGAGCTCTTCCTCGGTGACGGACTGGCCGTCAAGGGTGATCGACTTGCGGCGACCAGCTGCGTAGAGCTTGTCAATGACCGCTTGCTTCTCGTCGAGATCATCGTTGATCTTCTTGAGCTTCTCTTCGATCAGGGGATCTACGTCGCCCTTCTTGAGGAGCTCGTCCTCACGCTGCTTGGCGGCTTCCTTGAATTGCTCAAAGCCGCTTTTGACCTCATCAACCGCCTGTACGACGGCCTCGAGATCGAGATTATCCTTAGGCATTGAGTACCTCCTTTAGCCCTTGGAGTTTCGCCACGAGGCCGCTGAGGGCCTCCGCTTTCAGCTCCGCCTCGCCAGCATCACGCCGGTCACTGTGAAGCCGTTCCATCGCGCCCTCGTAGCCGTGCAGGGCCAGAAGTTTTGCGAAGGTGCCCGGTACGCCGGACTTGCGGAGCAACTGCTCCACTTCACGAGGCGAGCTGAGCTGCTTCACGTCAGTCACAGTCGCTTCGGTATTCATCGGGAAGGTCACGAGCGAGGTTTCCCAGAGCTCGGCCTCCTTAATTTCGCGTAGGGTGCCGCGCTCAGTGTCACGGTACTCGGAGTCGAGGGTCTTGTAGCCAATACTCAGCCCGCTGATCGCATCCGCCTTCAGGAGGGCGATGGCTTCGCGGCCCCGCGCCACATCTGACAGTACCCGGCCCTGGACGCGCAGGCCCTTGGAGTCCTCAGCGGTCACGTCCCAGGCACCAATGGGCTGCGCCGGATCATGCTGCCATAGCATAGGCATCTTCCGGCCCGTCATCCGCATCCGCTCGCAACTGCGCTTAAAGGCGCCCGGCATAACTATGTCGCCGCCCTGATCGACGTTTCCGAAAATCGAGGCGTAGCCCGAAATCCGTCCGTCTGAGTCGATCTCCTTGACCTCAAGCGGCACCGCTTTGTGCTCAACGCTGCCCATGCTTTTCTCGTCCTCTTTTCCAATTCGATTAGCCCAGCTGCGGCCGGGATCACCGCCCCACAGGTCCCAAGCAATCCGCCACGCCGTAGGCCCGCCGTCAGGCTCTTTCTTTGAGTAGTGCTCTTCTCGGTTCGTGCCGTGCCGCGCAAAGAAGCTGACCATGCGCTTCACCGTGCTCATCGGGAGGTTGTCGCGGTTAGCGATGTTCCGCGCCCGCGCTACGCCTACATCAGTGCCGCCCCGCCCGTACTCTTTGCGCCACTCGAGCGCCCGACGAGCTGCGGCTGCCATAGCCTCAGTCGGCTTGTGGCCCTCGGCCTTCTCATCGCGCTCGTCCCAATACGCAACGCAGACCGCGTAGCGCTGATCCGCGGAGTCGAACTCGTCGAGCATCTCAGCATCGCCCATGCAGCGATCCAGATAATCAGCTCGGCTTTCGTTTTCGCGCGGCTTAGGCATTATGGCTCCTCATACGAAACGGCACATCGGCAATTTATGATGTTTCCCGCAGACCCCTCGGGATCTCCAGGGAAGCGCAATGCTTCAGTACCACCGCGACTATGCGGCACGGCGAACGGAATGTCAAGAGGTTTTTTGGTTCCCTGCATCAGTGCGTGACTGAACTCGGCACCCTGCCGGAAATCGCGCACGCGATCGTCCTCGACAGTGTTCCAGACCTTGCGCAGCAGGCGGCCTTGGCGCAGCGCCGCGTTGTAGGCGCCGAACTGCGCCGCGGAATGCACCTCGGTCGCCGCGATGATCTTCGCCCGCGTAGCGGCAAGCTGCGGAACCTTGTTGACGAGCTGCCGCATGATCTGGGGAACGCTTTGACCCTGGCGTTGCCCCGAGACGATGATCGAGGTAAGCTGCGAAGCGGTAGTCGAGATGATCTGCCGGGTGCGCTGAATACCGTAGGCCTCAAGGTACTCAATCGCGGCCCGAGTGGTGAGGTCCTGCTTCTGCGCAACACTAAGCAGGTGCTCAACGCCTAGCGCGGTGCCGGGCTGCCAAGCATCACCCAGCGCGTCAAGCAGTAGCCCGAGGCTGTCGCCCGCCGGAGCGACGAATTGCTGGTTGCGCTCAAACGTACTTAGGGCCTGATCCATGATCGCGGCAAGCGTGTCCTCGAGGCGGACCTCGACCGCGGCGATGAGCTCGTCCTCGGCAGCGAGAAGCTGTTTAATTTGCGGGCTCAGTGCCATAGGCGATCTCCTCGAGCATGTTACCGGCTTGCGCGGCGTTTGAGCGGGGGCTTTGGTGTCCGCGGCGACTGGCGCGCAGATCAGCCATGAGCATATTGCCGAGCGGCGCGGCGAGTGGCGGGTAGCCTTTCAGGGCGCGCGCCTCGTTGACGGTGATCTCGTCCGAGGCATCGACCATCTCCCAGAGGCCGCGGCGCTTCTCCGCGATTGCCTCGATGCTGTCGTAGTCCGGGCGGATCTCAACATTGCCAAAGTAGGGGCTGAGCCAGGCGTTGAGCTCGGCAGTCATCATATCGACAAGCGGAATTACGGTGTCCTCGAAGAAACCGAGACGGGCCTCCCGGTAATTGCTGTAAGTATTGTCGCCGGGAATGTTGAGCAGGAGCGGCGGGACACCGAATGCCAGGCTGATGTCGCGCGCGGCGCTATCCTTGGTCTCGATGATGGACATATCGCTGGGGCTGAGGCTCATGCTTTGCCAGCTCATGCCGCCCTCGAGAAGCATCGGGCGGCCCGCGTTTTTCGCGCCGGTGAAACTCTCCTCGACCTCCTCGCGGAGCCGCTTGAACTGATCGTCGCTCAGTGTCGTTTCCCGGTCCATCATCAGCGCGCCGCTCGGCGTAGCCGCATTTTGCAACAGAGCCTGGAGCCAGGCCATCGCTTCGTTGTGCTGGTCGATAGCGTAGGCCGCGGCGTTCATCGGGCTCATGCCGTA